AATATGGTAGCAAACGCGATTAGTATTACCGTACATAAAGTAATGACTAAAACTAGCAATGTCACTATTTCCAGCATAGTCTTCCATCTCCCGTAATGCACGTTCCAGTGCGTCCTGTGGTGACTCTTTCTTTAGATATTCTAGTAACCACTCTTCATAGAAGCTGTCTTTACACCAGAAGTCTAATTTTTTATTGTTCTTTAAAAGCCATGCAGTGAAACTAGTGCTATTGATAGCCCGAACAGCAACCAAATGTCTACCGTAACGAACGAAAGCATTATAATAAGGACTGTTAACAAAATCTTCATAACTTTTCAGCCGTGCGCTGCCCTGTGTAGATTCATAGAACTGTAAATAAGATCTTAGACCAAATTGTACACCAGTTTCTGTTTCTTGTTGCCATCGACGTTTTGGCTCACAAAGATGTGCCACAAGAGTACTTTCCTTACGATATTCTTTTTCACAATATTTGCATTGATACATTAGAATAAACTTAAATTTTTTAAATTTAAAAACTCAACCCAACGTTGTTTTTGTTCAATTGATAATTCTTCATCGAATGCTCTACTATGAATACTGGCAGTCACTGCCCTATCATCATTTAGATTACGCATAAATTCCTCAAATCTATTAGATTCTTGATGAGCAAGATTGTCACTTATCCAATCAGATTCTCCAGTATAATATACATCAAATAATTGTTTATATAAAATATAAACTGAATATAAAATAAACTCTGTTATAGCAGCATCAACTAAACCATAAACAGAATAATATGTAGTATGTTTAATGAAGTATTCTAAAAAATCTTCTTGCTTTTGATCTTGTGTAGTCTGGGTTATCTCCCGAACAACACTTGGTTTTAATAATGCAGGAACTCCAGCTGGATATATTGTTTTTCCTGTGTTTGATGTTTGAAAATAATTTTCTAATACTTTTTGTACATCAAGAAAGCAATCCACAGTAGGAATTAAATTACATCTAGCACGATGTCCAGTAAAAAAATCCTCAGGATTATAATCTTTAATAAACCATGTTTTAGCATCTAGAACCATGCACCATTCAGATTGTGATTTTGATACAGCTAGTAATTTTAAAGCTTGTTGTTTGTACCATCCATGAGTTAAACTAAGTTCTTTGTGTGCATCATCGGCATCAGTCCAAGGCCAATCTAGTATTATTTCTACGGTGGATGCAAAAATTCCATACCAATCTTTTAAAATTAACTCTGCCACATGTGGGTAATCATTGATTACTACATAAATCTTGTTTACATGTTCTAACTTAAATCTTTGTTGTATACTCAAAGCCTGAGTTTTTAATAAATTAATCTCTGGTGAGTATACCACTGTCACTAGATCTATCACAGATATTCCTTAATTTTCTTTTGATCCCACCCGTGATCACGTGCTAGTTGTTTTAAATCATCTTTGGTATTAATTGCTGCCAATAACTCCAATTCATCTACACTGTAATCGGGATAGAAGTGTCTTAAAAATTTAACAGTCTTGTTATCTGTGCTGTCGCGTTTCTTTTGTTTGATCCAATCGTGCCTAAAGTTACCCATACCTGGACTAACTGTAGTAGCCGACAGCCATTGCAGTTCCGGATGCTTGGCTAGATCAAAGAAGTGCTTGTTTAAATTCTCGTTGCAGGACAGTAGATAATACTGTTGTAATTCTGCGCTGCCTTGCACACTACTACCCCAACGTACCATGAGATAGTTACTGAACTTCTTGCGCTCTTCATCGGTTAGGTCAGCATAGAATCGTCGATCCTTGCTATCAAAGGCCCGCATTTCGTTTGCAATGTTTAGTTTATCTGTCATACTGGATGATGCATTACGGATTCATCTTGTCTACTTAGTTCGTATATAACTATAACACGATCCAGTGCTTCTTGTAAAGCAGGATTGGATTCAGCAGCTCGATGTATTTGTCCCCAAAGCTTGGCATCCATTAATTCTTTGTGTAGCTTTTCACTATCGTAATCTCTACCTATTTCAAATCTAGCATCTGGCGGATCACCCGTCTTTCTGGCATAGGTTACGCCGTCAGCTTTTTCGTATACATAAGTTGCTCCAGGTTCTAGTCTACCAGCATTTGCCATAATCCACTACCTCACTTTGTCTTGAAATGTCTTTTACGAAATATGCACACAAGGGCTTTTGTGTTCCAGTTTCTAACGGTATTGCTAATAACTGTCCAGGTTTGAGTTTAGGAAAGTACCATTTGACATCCTGGTATATGTCCACAATCTCAATTGTGGCAAACTCTGGGCGGAAGCTGCTTAGGGGATTGAAACAAAACACACTAAAGCCACGATCATTAATACTGGTTAATGGCACTACTTCTAGGTCGCCTAGATCAGGTTCTCCAATTAACACATGCCAATCCACAGGCATCTTGATTATGTTACCACCAATCTTTAGTACCAGGGCCGGACTGTTGAAACTTTCTAAAAAGATCAACGGTATGTAAAAGTAATCCGGAGTACGTGGGTCGCTGTTATCTAATACTGCAAAGCGTAAGTCCTCCACTTCATCAGGTATATCGTTTAATTCGTAGGCAGTGTTATCTAAGGTTAATATTCTCATTTTTTATAATCTCATATGCTTCTTGGGTGACTGTATATCTGGCTTTGGTTAAATCAAATCCACTTAATACTTCTTTATGTATTGGAAAGTCGTCTAACGTAATTTGATTCATTGTTGTGTATTCTTTGTTATAGGTTTCGTTTAAGCTAAAATATATTTTTGGGACTTGAATTTCTCGCATAATCTCATTGATAGTACAGTGATGAATATGCCCATATTCACCTTTTTGATTGTGTGTTAATATTAAGTCTGCGTTACTTACTGTATTTTTTACCTGCTCACTAGCTTGATCTTTAGTCCAGAAATTTAATTTTTGTGTTTCTTGATCTACGTACTGATCTAGGAATCCTAAAAATAAAGTTTTAACTGATCGTGCATTCCAATATCTAGACATTTCAATTGCTCTACTATCTTTACTATTATACGTCAAGTAAACTATAGTCCAATCAAATTGGTTATGATTATCAATAAAGCATTTGGCAAAAATTAAACAATCATCGGGGTGAGCTACAACAGCATAGGCCTGCATTATAATTTCCAATGATTACTAATTAACTCAACATAAAAATTAGAAAGATACTCTTGGCTTTGCGGCTCTCCGTGATAGCCTGGATCTTTTTTTACATCTTTTAAAGGATGTATATTAGTTGCATAACCAATGGTTTCTTCATTTTTTATACGTAGATAAATGTCTGGTATCACTGAAGATATTTTTTGTCTAATAGTGTCACATCTCCATAATAAATTTGGATCAACACTAAATGGAATTCCTAAATGATATAATTCAAATAATCCTTGAGTTGTTACCCATTCGTCCAATTGCTTTTTCCAATTTGAATCATAAAGATGATTTACAAAATATTTTAAAGCAGTCTGAGCGTCACGATCTATTAATCCGCTTCTATAGGGATGAGTATAATTCTCTGCCAAACTGAAAATAGTTTCACAGATCATTCTATAAGAATTATTACCATAGTTCACATTGTCAATACCTGCTGCAGGATCATATCCATTTTTAAACTCTTGATTTAATAAATGTTCTTGTAGATCGTTGCCCCAACTTCTGCTGTGATCTGTTTTCCAATCATACGGGGCTGCTGTTGCGGGAATTTCCATGCGGTCATGAGAAGTTGGGCCAACAATGACAAAATCTGCACGATTGTTTATAGCTTCTTGTATTTGTATTCTGATGCCACCATTACTGCATCCTTGTCTAGCCAAATGAACCAAGTTCCAACCAAGTTTCTTTGCTGTCAGTTCAGCATAACTGGTTCCTTTAAATTCCTCTATAGAACTAGGAGCACTAAAACTGTCGCCGCATACATACAAGGTTTTCATTTCCATTCGGCTTTCTCTACTGAATGTGGATAGTTTGCTTCTTTATAAAATTGCTTGCGTTTGGTTAGGTGGCGTTTTGCGAACTTGCAGTTACTGGTTATGTCCCAGATTTGAACATGATCCTTGTCCGCAGCTTTACGGATGCCTCGACCTATACTTTGAATGACTCGAACAAAGCTCTTACCAGGCTCAATAAGAACAAGATTAAAAATGCGGGGAATATTAATACCAACAGCGGCCACGCCATAGGTAGCGATGATAATTTTGTTTGTTGCCTCTGCCACTTCGTCATAATGTTCCTTTCGCTCCCCGGCTTTTGTAGCACCTGATACAAATACCACGTCAGGTTTATCTGACAACAAACTCCACAGATTGCTTAATTCGATCTGTAACATCTTGCCTGTTTCTATACGATCAACCAAGATCAAGGTATTACCACCGTCCTTGATTGTGCCAATTAATCGGGCCAGATACGCTATTCGCTCGGGGTTTGTTGTCAAGTATTTAAGCTCGCTTTGATAATCTTTATAATCTACGTGATCGACTAGTTGTACTATATTGACATGACACATAGCAAGATGCCCGGCTTCTTGTAGTTCTCTTGCACTTAATTGTCCCACTACATTTCCCAGCATACAGAAAATGCTCATGTATTCAAACTGCTCTTTGGGAATAGTTCCGGTTAGTCCCCAACGAATAGGTATCTGTGCGAACGGGCCAGACAGCAATGCTTTCAATGCATCTGCTTTGGCCATGTGTACTTCATCTACAATAACACATACTACACCTTCCAAGAACTCTCCAATGGTGATATCAGCTTCATCATTCTTGGTATTCTTTAGTAAGTTGTTCAAACTTTGCCATGTACATATTGTATGGGTACGATTGTAATCTTTACGATCACCAAAGTATACACCAACGTCCAATTGCATGTTGACAAAATCGTCTTCGGTTTGTGTTACCAAACTCTTGTTGGGCACAATCACAATACTACGACCGTACTTGCTAACTCCGTCAGCCAGTGCCGCTGTGATAACAGTCTTACCTGCACCTGTTGCCACTTCCTGCACACATTGGGGATTGGCAAAGAATCTATTGATAATTTCAGGCTGATAATCACGTAACTCCATGGACTGCCCGGCCTTGGGATGACCCTTGGGCCACTTGATATGACTGTAGCTTTGTTCGTCAACTTCTGCAAATTCAAATGTGGTGCGATATTCTCTAGTGTCCACTACTTCAATGTCGTAACCTTGCTCATCTAGGTAAGCAAGTATGTCTGGAAGGAGATTGATATAAGTGCTACCACCCAATTGGAAGAATGCTACTTTGCCATCCCACCGACCAAGACGAACGCTGGGTTGATATCTAGCACCTGGTATTTCATACTTGTATCGTTTAACCAAAGCTGTTCTTGTACCAAGATCCAATCCTTCAATCTTGACATTAACTTCGTCTCGAATTATTAACTTTGCTTGCATTAGGCTCTTCGTTGCATAGTGTTATTATTATACACTTCGGTTGCAAAGTATACAACCTTTTTGGCACGTTGCAACAGTATTGATTTATCTCCACCATGCATCATGCCTTGCCCACTAATCAATAAAGGGATAGGTTGTGTCCAATTGGCACTAAATTTATTGAAGTATATAACTTTTTTACCTTCGATAATTGGTTCTTTTTTAACATCCTTTGCATGATAAATCTCATCGCTTTTAAAATTTAAGTTAATAAAACCATCGAGCAATCGACCACTTAAATCGGGTTCATAAACATAGATAGGATATCTATTGGTTATATCAGCATAGTCTATAATATCTTTTGCTATGTCATCATGCACTGTTGGACTAAACTTAGTTTCCTGTGCTGTCATTAAATTATATATACGCGGCGAGTATTTAGAAACTACATGCTCTTCAATTTCTTTGCCAACTGTATACCCAAGTATCGGAGCATGGTCAACCAATAGATCAATGCTACTAGAATCAAATCCGCACCAATTATTAATGTATTCAATTAAACTGTTGGCAGCATTGGTAATGCTTAACCCGTTTTTATTGGTTAATTCAATTTTATATTCTGTTTCCTCACAATTGTTAATAATCTGAACAAGCTCAGCAAACTCAGTGCTGATCTCAAATTGATGATTCTGCGCAAATCCGTTGACTGCGATTGTGTTGGTCTCAGTTAGCCCCACTTTCCAAGTCTTTGTATCGCCGTCAAATGCCCAACGGCCTTCACTGAGCTTTGTTAGTTCCCTAATGTCATCAATTAATTTAACGTCGTATGGAAAATGCAATACTATGAGATCATCTTCGATTCGAAGAATACGCCGGCGATCAATAGTTCGTATACCCAAGCGAAACTGCGGATTCTCAATTGGAGTTACGTCAATGCTTCGTGAAGCCAATTGTTTGCGATATTTTAGCACAATCTTACATGCTAATTCGGCTTGCCGATCCGTTAACGGTTTTCCACTTGAAGCAGCATTGCTCATACTATTTAAAATTTGAACATCGTACCGAGCCAAATTAACTATAGGCGGAGTGTTATCAAATAAACCGTATAATTTTCCAGTTGCTGGATCACGATCGCCATTGATAATCTCAATATAATCTTCAACGTAAGAAAAGGTTTTCATAGTAGTAATTATACACTAAACAAAATTATAAGTCAAAAAAATGCCCACCTTGCGATGGGCATTGAAGAACCGAAGTAAAAGGAGCTAACAAAAACTTCGGTGTAGTACTCAGTTATGCTGCTTTCATGCAAGTTGTTTGAGCCAGTGCCTGCCATTTGGTTGGAAAGCTCTTGTACAATTGCCCAATCTTGATTGCCATACGCAGGCTCATTTCACGCAACTTATTTTTGTTGACGTTCATGAACTCAATGATCTCGTCTTGACCAACGTCACTGATGTCCATGTCTGCAAACAATTCGCCGCTACGTGCAATCTGCTTGATACGCAACACCTTGTCACGCATGGTGTCTAGTGTTAGATCCAAGTAGTGGCAGCGTGACTGCAGTGCATCCAAGTGATCACGCAACTTTTGCGATTTCATTTTGTCAAACTTAAGATTAGTAATAAAAATTACTGAACCGTGAAAGTTAAATGAATCTGGGATGCCTTCGCGGCGCAGAGTACTAGACTCCGACAACCACGAAATCTTACGCTTCTTGCCTGAGTCTAAGGCGCCTTTCAGCAAGTTCAAACTTACATCGTCGAGCAAAATGCTGTCGCAATCGTCAAACACAACCACACAGTTTGGATCCGAATACTTGTACAGTGTTTGATACAAGCCAATTGGTGTTGCACTACCTTTGACGACTTCTGCACGTAATCTCTTACCTGCAATTTGGTCAAACAACGTGGCCTTCTCAACTTCTTGCTCAACGCCGTAGCTCTTGCCCACACCAGGAGGACCACTCACAATCATCGCACGGATGTCGCCGCTGACAGCCGCCTTGGTCATCTCAGTAAGAATTTCAAAACGTTCAGCAATTTCAGCCATACGCTCGTCATCTGTTTGTGTAGCAGCAACTTCTGCTTCAATACACTCTGCTACTGCTACGTCACCTTCAGTGACAAATTCGTAATCAGAAACACCATTGACTTTGACACGAATGTCTTCCGGGAAGCCCTGAAATTGTCCGCCATTCTTAACAGTCACGTACCCACCTTTAACACCTGATTTAAATTGTTCTACCAATTGAAACACCTTACCAGAAACGTCAGTAGTGCGATATGCACCTGACTTAATACGAACAAATGCGTTTGACATTACAGGCTCCTTATTAGTTAATATACAGCTATTATAGCAAACGGGCGATTTTTTGTCAAGCCGCTTTTAGTTGCTTAACCAACAGCTTAGGCGTTGCGCCTTTGGTAACCATCATCCAGCCTGTTGTGTCTACTAAATCAACCTCTACAATCTCAAACTTAATGCCAAGACTTTTCATTACTTTGTTAACAGATTGTAAAGCAGCCACAATGCCCGCTTCACAGGCTTGGTATTCGTCTTGGGTTGCGTCATTAAATCCTGCATTGTCCAAAATGCCTTCTACTGCTGATTGAAAATCATAAGCCCCATCCAGTATTAACAACTTGTTAATTTTTTTAATTTCTGCATCTGGCAGCTCTTGGCATACAGCTTCTAAATCAAAAGTTTTTAGTGTCTTCATTTGTTACGCTCCTTATTAGTTACTATACACATATTATAGCAAAACGGGTATTTTTAGTCTACCGTTTTTTTTATATTTCTAAAGTTGCTACTTTTGCAAGTGCTTTATCAAAATTTGTTACTATGCTGAAGTTAGCATAATTGTAACGTTTGCAAAGAGTTAACAAATATGCATGTAGTTGCTCTAAAGTTGTTACATTGTTAACATCAGAAACGTATAATGCTTTTGTGCTATTAAATGTAGGGTAGTTATGCACAGCAATGCGTAACACGTACTCATTTTTTATTGCTTTTGCGTTAACACGTACAAAAAGGGTACTATTTGCAGTAGTTACATATTGCATAATGTGCTCCTGTTTTGTTAGTAACAGTGCATTATAGCAAATTAGGACTTTTAGGTCAATGTTGTTTTTTAGCGACGGTACCGTCTTACGTGATGAAAGATACGCGGAGTTGTAGTGTTTTTAGTTCCCGGATCTCCACCTACATTTAAACGAAGATCAGGGCTAATATTCTTGGTAAGAGCGTTGACATAGAGTGCCATTCCGCCATTGGTGGTGCGTATTAAACATAGTCCCTCATTGTTGGTAACCATGTACATGGATATTCCGTTATCGTCGTCGACATAGAGCATACCCTATTTATTGCTTCATCCAATTGGACCAGGGGTACACCGTTCTCCTGATAGCCTTCTGTGACCATATCCAAGTATCCTTGCCCGGGTGCTTCAAGTCCGTCTTGATCTACCATTTGATAAGTCATTGCAGACACTAGGTATTTGCCTGTATTGACCATGACATGAGATCTGGTATAATAATAAGGGTAACCTTCTAGGCTGTCTAACGCTCGACGATGAGTTTTATCAATATCCCACAGTACGCCGTAAACACGGGCACCAGGTAATTTTTCTATATCAGCATGAGTTCTAAACTCAAATTGATAGTTGTCGGCCCAGGCCATGCCCAAGCAAACTGCACCCGGGCAACGACGTGCCATTTGGTCCAGGTTTGTGTTCATTCCGTATGCAAAGTATTTCATTAAATGAATTAACAATATTAAAGAGTAGCAATTGTAGCAAATATCCCATTTACTGTCAACTGTACACCCATCCTAAATTTTCCAATTGATGAATCCATAAAAATATGGGAGTTTCAAATTCTAATTCCCAACGTCCGTTCCAACCCATGAATGTAGCACTTGGTTGATATTCAGGTAAAGACTCCGGCTGCTGACTGGCCCATGGCTCCGGGTATACGGGATAATATTTTCCAGCCCATTTAAATCGATCCAATGTCATTCCTTCAAAACCAACTGAGACAATTTCTACGGCCATGTCTGGTGTTTCGTCGGTTTTGCTATTAAAATGTAAAATGAATTTTTGAAGTCCAGGATTAAAATTACAATCAAATACAAGTTCTGTGATTTCAGTCAACGTTAGAGTGCTATGCTGATTTCCTACACTGTACGTCACAATTGGATCAACTGCCCCGTGAGGTTTCAAAATTATCTTAAACTGGGTATTCATATCCAATGTCTACTAGAAAATCTTTGTATTCTGGATAATAGTCAAATGCATTGAGTTTGTATTCTTTGTCCCATCTCATTAGCCACAATGACAATTCTCGTCTAAGATCGTCAATATTGCTTGGCTCTGAAGCATCAAGCATAGCCATCACTGATCTGCACTCGCGAAGTAATTGTTGTGCTAAATTACCAACATTACGCCCTGTTGTAATTGTTTTTATGTTTGGCTGTTGTTGCTCCAAAAACAATTCTAATTTAATATATTTTTCTTTGATCTTTTTGCGTATTGATAAAGGTAACACCAATATTTGTAAATATGCCGGATCTACTAGAGGAATGCCTTGTATGGGCAACTGATTGTCCCAGGCCCACATGATATATTCATCATAATTGTTAATGTTTAACAACTGCGGAACAGATCTTATCACTAAGTGAAATTGATCAGATTGTTGTTCTTTTAACCAATATATATTTTTTAAAACATCTTTTATATTTGACCCTTGTCTTATATAATCATTGTTACGGTTAACACTTTCAATGCTGATTTCAATATCAAATGATTTAAATTTTTTTAATTTTTGTATTATGTCAGGATTAATCAAAGTGCCGTTGGATACAAAACTAATGGACATTGACGTTCGGTCAGCTTCTATCAAAAAATCTAACAATTCAACAAATCGTTTGTTTAGTAAAGGCTCGCCGCCCATGAAATGTAATCTATTCAATTCAGGAACGTTTAATATACTGTTGGTAAAATTATCCCACGCAGCAGTTTCTCTCGTCCAATTTTGATTTGCTGATTGATCAATCAGTTTCCATTTTACATACATGTTGGATATGACACTACTGGCCCTAGGAAGGCACATTTTACAGGCCAAATTACATTCATTACCCAAATCCACATGCCAGTCAATTGGCTGTTTTGATGTGACTCCATCAGACGATTCAAATTCTTTGTAATAAGGACTTTGTTGATAACTGCGGTCAAATGCTTGTTCTGTGAATATAACAGATTTAAAATTTTCCTTTATACGACGACTTTCATAACCGTAATTTTCTTCACGGTAACATCCTCGACAAGCTGGAATTGGATCGTTGGAAGTGATACTCTTTCTGAATTTTTTCATTGGTTCAGAATTGTACCAGGTATCTACTGTTATATTTTTTAAATTATATTTTGCAGAATCACGATGCGGCGGTTCTTTTTCGCTGCAACAGACTCCGTAACTACCGTCCCAATAGATATGTGTGTTTGTCCAAGGAACGTTACAAAATATCTTTTTATTAGGCATGCTAAGACAGCGTTAGCTGCAGTTTAGTTAAATCTGCACAGGTGTATTTTTGATAACTGTATGCTAAGTGTTCAGGAAATGGTATGCGCTCGATTAAGGCACCATACTGATTGGCAATTTCTCGTGCAACATCCATAAAGGATCGAATTTTACCTGTACCAATATTCCAAATACCGCTTTCCTTGATGTCACGCCAGACAAAAGCAGTTTGAACATCAATCACTTGTTCTACAGAAACAAAATCTCTATAGAAGTTTTCACTGCCTTCGAATACTTTGATAATACCAGTGAGCTGAGCTTGTAGAGTAAATTGATAGTACGGGCTAGCTTGAGATCCTTTGTGTCTTTCGTTCTCACCATGGACATTAAAGTATCTAAATCCTTGGCATTGAATTGGTGACGGATTTTTCTCGATGTAGTGTTCAAAGAGATACTTGGACCATGCGTATGGACTGCGAGGATCAACTGGTGCGGACTCGGTAAAATCTGTGCCAAGTCCATATACACTAGCTGAACTTGACCATTGAAGATTAACATTGTGCTTGGTGCACTCATCGTATAACCATATACAAAAATCTGTGTTCTGCCGCATTACCTTTGCAACATCACGTTCAGTAGTTGAACTAATGGCACCAAAATGAAATACCCAATCTAGGCCTTCAATGCGTGGAAGTTTATTTTCTTCCCATTCATAGGTAACGATTTCGTGATCGGTCTTGCGCCAGAAGCGTTCAGCGTGGCTTCCTATAAAGCCTCTATTACCTGTTATTAATATTTTCAATTGTTTTAGTGGTTGAGTAATTTGGTATTAATTCATAAAACTTAATGATGTTGCAATACTTTGCTCCAGTAATTGGCCGACCTCGATAGTCACTGCCTTTAACCATCAAGTCAGGTCTATACATTTTACAAATATGTTCTAGTTCCGCTTGATCATCAAAGATCCATACAGCATCCACACACTTAAGATTGTCTAATGCAAATTTACGATCTTCTTGATTATTAACTGGGCGGCTTTCGCCTTTTAAACTTTTTACTAATGTATCTGAATCTATTGCTACTAGCAAATACGAACCTTGACTTTTTGCATAGTTGAGCATTTCAATATGCCCACGATGCAAGATATCAAATGTTCCATTAACTATTACTCTTCTGGCTATCCCCGGGTTGTACACGATAATTGTCCTCTACTGAGTCTGGAGTTGAAACTTCTATTATAGTACCTGCATCTATACAAATCAATTGGTGTGGAAAGAAAGTTTTATTGTGCCAAGTATCTCCTGGCTTGAGCATGGATTCATGTTGTTCTGCAGTCTTTGTGTCAATCCATCGAACAATAAACTCTCCGCTAATTACATACCACGTTTCATCTTTTTCAACATGAAAGTGCATGCTGAATCTTGCACCTGTGTTAAATTTCATTAGTTTGCCACAGTATTTGTCGTTGGTTGCAAATATAAATTCGCTACCCCAACCTTTTGCTACATATCCCTCAAGCCTTGTACTCACGATTTATCTCCGTTACTGTTGGACTGTATACACCAACATGTTGTATTGTAACACTTGATGCCTTAGTTGCAAAATTAATTGCCTTCAAAATATCTTTTGTAATAACATACTCATATGCCAGTGACGCAAGAAATGTATCACCTGCACCACATACGTCAAATGCTTCTACTTGTGGTGTACTTATTTTGTGTTCTTTATACTTTACACCATTACGACCTAGAGTAACAATAAGTTCTGTTGGATATGTTTTAGCGTCATTGTGTTCTTTTTCATTGATCTTAACATAGCATCCTTCAAATCTAGCTAGATCAGTTTTTTTAGTATCAACAAAAATAGGACCTGCGTAGTTCTTTCTTAGATTTTCAATAGTTTCGTACTCAACTGATCCTTTATTATAATCACTAACAACAACAGCATCGTATTGATCAAGTGTAGCATAGTCAAGTTTAACTGGTTTAGACATCTCGTCCTGATCAATTCTAACTAGATGTTGTTTGCTTTTACTGTCAATAATTCTAGTTTTTGTGCAGGTTCTAATACCATGTACAAATTCCACTTCACATCCTAGACTTTCTAAATTATCACGTACATTAGCAGCCATGCCAGGTTTAGTTACAGTATGTGTGTAATTAATAACAGGCACCGGTGCCTCGGGGCTTATACGACTCACGGTCCCGTATTGATATTGGTCTACGCCATTATCGCCAACTAATAAAATTTTCATTTTAGAAGTATTGGCAGTTGGGTCTAGGAAAGTAGCATTCATTATTTTGTAATGGTTTAATTTTAATTGTTTCTAGTACAGAACTTTTACCAAGTCCCATTGCTATACTGTATGCTGCACTTTGATTGCCCATAAACAAATCTGCGCCGGCAATTACATCAGCCAGTTCTTTAAAGTCTTGCACTGGATAATAGTCTACACGAAATCCTGTGCTTTTTTCAAAATCTTCATGCTCATCTTTGTTGCCAACAAACACACCAGTTTGTGCAATATTGGCTTGTTCTAATAACCCTTGCCAGGCGCCGGTTCCTTCGGGGCAACGATATCTAAACGTTCTATTAATAACCACAGGTGCAATAGTTTTGGCATCTGCTTGTAACCAAGTTTCATTTAATACTTCAGCGTTAAACGGTAATCCAAATGTCAAGTGATATGCTTGCACATAGTTACCTTCAAATCCACGGAACAACACACCGCGGAATCGATCTAGATCAACATCGGCTTCTGCATCACCTGGGTGCCATTTGGTTACTCCGTTAATGTACTCTTGTCTTAATAACAAAGGTAACAATAAATCAAAGTCCTTGTCGTTGAATCGACCCTTGTGCATGACATCCACTTCATCAGGACGATACCCGTATTGGGCTACACAGTTTTCAATGTTACCTATAGCAAATTCAATATCACCACCGCCCATCTTTTTTACTACACTTAGGCCGTAGATCAAATCGCCAAATGTTCCCGAATGTTTATATGTTTTCATAGTAACTCTAATATATTACGTGCAATTTTTTCTGCATCAAAACTGTTGCTGCAACGATAATCACCGTGTTTGCATACGACTTGACTGACAGGACGCTGTTGAACATCATTGCATCCAACACAATCTACATTAGACAATATTGGTGTCACTGCTTTCCATTGTGGCACAATGCGTTCAGGCAATAGATGCGTATGTAAACTAATAATATGTGTGTCGCTTGCTGATGCAATATGGTAAGGACCACTGTCAATACCAACAAAACACACTGCACGATCCATTAATAGTTTTTGTTGTTGCACATTTAGAATATTCCTAGCATCGACAAACAAAGGGTGTTCAACTGTTCCATCAGTACTGCTACCAACTGTGACAATTTTGAAATCAGTTCTAGTAGAAAACAACTTTTCAAATACAGAGTACCAAGTGTCCCAACTCATGTTTTTCAATGCCCAATGCCATTGTCTAATGTGTATAACAATAAACTTATCTAATTCGTTAGTTTGACAAAATGTATCAACAACTGCGGTGTCTGTGTCACCGGGAAATAATTCTACTGCTCGATTATCCACTGTTGATGTGCCAAAAGCGCGATAGAAATAACTGTCCACGTAATTATTAAGTGGATTAAGTTCGTAGGCATTATCCAAATTAATGTATAGATCATAATTTTTTACGTCGGGCATTGCCTCGGTATGATAGATAGCTCTCACATGTGGATTGTTATCGTACACATTAGGGAACTCTGTAGCAATATCAATCTCACAGTTGTACTTTTTCTTGAGTTCTCGCACAACGCCAGTACTCATTATAACATCACCTAGTGCTGCACGTCTACGTACTAAAATCTGTGTTGGTCGTTCAATATTCAACTTCTACCTCGGGAAAGTAACGTAGGAATCTATCATCGGAATTTGTGCGCTGTGCAAGTATTTTTGTTTTAATTTCTGTGTACACATTCCATGCTAACGGAACAAATAACACTCGGTCTGTTTCTGCTAACTCTTTAAGATAATATGAGCCAACAATAGGAATATCTCTACCAGGACTGTATGTGCCTTGTTTTAGTAGATTGTCGTCTATAATGACATCAAGATCAACTTGTGCGTAGTTTAATAGTGTCATGCCTTTGGCAGCAGCGCCGTAGCCAACTAACCGATAGCCGGCCTTTTTATATTCTGCACAGGTTGTAGCGAATCCATCTTTAATAAAAGCGGCAGCATTGGCCCACTGAGTGTACACAGATGGATCTAATAGATCCGCTTCCATGGCCAATAGGTTCTT